CTGATAAAAATTTAAATAAATTAGAAGAAGATATTAAAAAGAAATTATTTAAAGTATTTAGATGTAAAAATGAAGCAGAATGTAAAAGTAGATCTCACTCTGCCGATTTCTTTACAAAAAAACCAGAATTAATAGAATTAATAAAAAAATCACCGCAAATTGAAAAAAGATTACCCTCAAACTATCAAGGAATGAATAAAAATAAATTATGTGAAGAACTTTACAAATTATGATTAAATTTGGATTATATAATATAAATTATTCCTAAAGTTTTTTATTTCTAAATTTTTAAATTTTATAAAAGTTTTTTATTTACTACAAATACTAAAATTATTATTCCAACCATTTTAGATAACTCTATTATTATTTCTTTTTTATCTTTTAATCTTTTATTAAAATCATATAATACCATAACTAAACCAACTACACATGATATTATAAAAGATAAATATACACTTGGGCTTAATAATATAATTACTAAAAATAATGCTTGAATAATTAATTGAATTTTAAAAGTTCCCATAAATTTTCTAAATGCTTCATCTTTATCAGTATCCTTCATGGAAATATAAATTGAGTAAGAATCATTAAGTGGGTCAGTTAATAATAAAGATAACATTGCAGATATCACAGGGACTTTGGAAACATCTGCAGCAACAAAACCTGCTAATAAAGCAATTATTGTAGATACACCATTACTAATACCAAAACCTTCGCTATTCATAATACTATGTTTTGTCATTTTAATTAATTAAAATAAATTATTATTTTATATTAAATAATATGTTAGAAAATTACATTAAATTAAATTATTTCTTAATATCGTTTTGTATTGGAATGCTATATGTATATTTAGTACAACCACCAAAAGAAATTGTTTTTAGACATCCAAATCCAAATAACACTGACTTAATATACAAGGATAAAAATAATACTTGTTACAAGTATAAAGTTGAAAAAAGAAATTGCAATGAACTTAATAAAAATCAAATTAAAACACAACCATTATTAGAAGATTTTAAAGATAATTAGTAAATAAAAAAATTAATATATAATAAAGATAATGAAATTATTTGAAACTGAAACTGGTAAAATTATAACTTCTATTATATTAGGTCTAGGATTAGCATCTATGTTTAGAAAAGTTTGTACTGAAAATAATTGCATTGTTATTAAAGGTCCAAAACTTAAAGAAATGAATAAATATTATAGAATTGATAAAACTTGTTATAAATATAAACCATATCCTGTTGAATGCAAAGATTAATACTTATTCGTTTGTTTTATTTGTTAAAAAAAATAATAAATTAAATAAAATGAGTAGTTCCACAAATATTAATCAATTACCAAATATTAACAGTATTTCACAAGAAGATGATGATAATACTATACATGAAGTATTAGCAGAAATACAAAATGAAAATCAAGCACAACAACTTGGCAATCCTCCTCCACCAATGGAAACAATGCAGCAAATGCCTCCACAACCTACAAATACTCCACAACCTACCCAAAATGCTATTAATAATGCTAATAATATGAATAATATTATTGATGATACTGTACAGCAACAATTATTACAAAAAATAGCGTCTGATAATTTAGATAATCTTTATTTAAATGATTCTCCAAGTAAGTTTAATCAAATATTAAATGAATTAACTGGTAATTTAAAAGATTTTATATTAATTATTATTTCATTCTTTATACTACAAAATGATACTGTCCAAAATTTCTTAACCAGCAAACTCATTAATATTAATGTTCCTTATATTAATATTATTGTTCTTGCTATTACACAAGTTCTTATTATACTAATTGGTAGAACATTCATTTAATTTAGAATCTCTCTCTTAGTTATATTAATTTTACTACCATAAACCAGTTTAGATAAACATTTTTTTTCATCTCTTTCAATATTCATCTCAATTGAAATATTCTCTTTAATATTTTGTAAATGTGATACAACTAACACTGAACCATATAAATGTAATAGTGAATTTATAAATAATGGCACTTTCTCTAAATGCTCTTTATCACATGATGTAAATCCTTCATCTATAAATAATTGACTACATCTTAATTTAGATACTCCTAAATTTGATAGTGTTATCTTTATTGCTAATCCCATTATAAATCTCTGGAATCCACTTGCCTTCTCAATACTAGGCTTATTCTTTCCATCATTAATTAACCAATTAAATGTATCTCCATTCTTTTTATCACTCCATTGTACTCCTATTTCTAAATTATTTTTTGATATATTACCAATAATATCATTTGTATTTGAGATAATTATTGGAAGTATTTTATTTTTATATAACCAAGTCCGGAAATTTAAAAATATTTTAGATAAATGTTCGGATATTAATATATTTGTACTTATCTTATTTAAAACCTGGATTATATTTTTCATTCTCTTCTTATCTTTTTTGGATTCTTGATAATCCTTTTTAAGACCAACATATTTTGTTGATAAAATATTTAATTGATTTGTCAGTCTACTATTTTCCTTCTTTAATTTATTGATTTCATTCCATTCTGGTTTTAATAATAATATTTTATTCCAATACTCCTTCTCTTCTTTATTCTTTAAATTTTCTTTATATTTACTTATTTCTAAATCTAAATTTTCTTTAATTACTTTAACTTTTTGATACTCTTCATATTTATTATTACAAAACCACATATACCAATCAATATCTTCATCATTCTTATTTTTTCTATTAATCCAATTATCATATTCATTTCTTAAATTTATCTCATTATTTAATTCCTCAATCTCATTTTCTAATGATTCTTTTTCAGATAATAATTTCTTTCTCTTTTTAGATGATTCTTTGATTAATTTATTATTTTCTGAAATATCTTCATCAATCTGTTTTAATTCATTATTAAGTTCATTATATTTATCAATTATAATAACTTGTTCTTTCCAATGTTCTACATTTGATTCATATTCATCATAAGTCTCAACATATGATTTAATTTTATTAATACTTTCTTCTAATTTATTTTTAAATTCTGAAAAATTATCACCTGTTGTTTTGTTTTTCTCAAATACACTATTGACCTCTTTTAATTCAGCATTTTTGGTATCTAATTGCTCATTTAAATTATTTAATAATAGTTTCCATGGTTGTTTTCTACAACATTCACAATCCGGATTAAATGGATACTCATTGTTTTCTATTTCATTTATAGAATCCTCGAGTTCCTTTATTTTTTCGGTGATATCAATATATTTCATATTGTTTTCTATAAGTGTTTCTAATTGTTTTTCATTCTTTTTTAATAATTTCTTTTTTTTATCTATTTTTGTTTTCATTGTTTCATATTTTTCTAATTTTTTATTACATTCACTTTTTGTTGTATTAATGTTCTTTAAATCTCTCTGTGATTTAAGAAGTTCATTACTTCTTGTATTATAATTATTCTTTATCTCATTATACTCTTCTAATTTTGTATTGATATCTGTTAATTTTGTTAGTACTGCTTTTAATTTTACCTCTTTATCAGTCTTTATTTCAGTATAGTTAATTTCATCATCATTAATATTATTAAAATATTTTTTACATTCTAAGAATTCATTCTCAATTTCTTTTAATGTTTTACTAATTACTTTGCTACCCTTATATTCCTTTCCATCATTGTTCCAAATAATAGACCCCAGAATACTGCTACTACTACAAATCCCATCACCATCTTTATCTATTTTAATTTTAAAATCTTTAAATATTTTTAAAATATTATCAAGTTCATTTGCATTCTTACCAGACTCCTTATATAATCCATTAATATCTATACCACTATTATCTATAATAATAGATTCTATCCTCTCTTTAATTTCTTCTATTTCTAAGTTAATATCATCTTCCTTAATATTTGCAAATTTTTTATTATCATCAAATAACTTATTCTGTAAATTTTCTAATTTCTCTTTTGTGGTAATATATTGTTTCTTGTAATTTTCTACATCACTCTCATTTACATCTTTTGTGTTATCTTTAATATCTAAATATATACTCTCTAAATTATCTTTTACATTATTATATACTAATCTTGCTTGTTTTAATAATTCTGTAAAAGTATTGACAGACTCTAATGATAATGATTTATCCAGTAAGTTAATTTGGTCACTATTCTTTAGTGAAAAAAAATCCTGATCATTATTTTGTGTTAACATAGATGATAATAAAAATGAATTAATATTTCCAATATTTATAGAAATCCATTCATTAACTGCTTTATTTCCAGATTTTAGAGTAATTAATTCATTATTATTAATTGTAAATAATTCTACATATTTTGTTAGTAACTTATTTTTATCTGCATTTTGATGTAAGAATGTTCTTGTAACCATATATTTTTCATTATCTAATGAAAATATTAATTTAACACATGATGTCTTACCTTTTTCTTTTTGCTGACAAATAATTGATGATGAAAATTGTTTATTAGTTCTACTAGGAATACCTTCTCCAAATAGACTTAGACATATAATTTCTAAAAATGCAGATTTTCCTGAACCATTTGGAGCATTTAATAAACTTACATTCTTATCCATTGTATCAAAATTAAAATAATTATTTTCTCCATAACATAATACCCACGCCCATTCTAAATAATTTAATTTTAATAATTTGTTATTATCATTGTGCATTATATCTTGTGATGCTAAAAACTTTCCAATATATTTCATTAGTTTTTGGTTCTTCTCTTCTGTCTTTTGTCTTAATGTTTCTGGTATCATATCTGTATCAATTAGTAGTTTCTCTGGATTATTTAACATATCTTTCCAGTTATAATCTCCAATTACCTCTTTATCTATATTAGTGTCAATAAATTCATACCAGTTTTCAGGTGAATTATAATTTACTAATTTTGTATCTTCGCTAGTTTTATCATCTTTCTGAAATAAGTTATTATTATAGTAGTATGATTTAAAATTAATATTTCTTTCATTTAACATTGAGTGAATTTCACTAATATGGTCTGTATTATTTTCATTGGATTTAATAAATCTAATTTTAATATTTTTAATATGATCATTATCATCTAAGAATTTAATTAATTTATCTTTATCATTTAATTTGTATGTATAATAACAGTATGGATTCTGAATGTCTTTTTTAATTACTTTCATTTTTTCTAAATCCCATTTTAAATATCCATGATTTTTAGTATCTTCACCAAAGTTTTGTTGAAGTAATGAACCAGAATATCCCCAAATTGGAATATTCTCATTTAATCTATTTTCTTTATTTAAATCATTGCCTTTCTTAATATTATT